CCAGAACTAAATGCGATTTTCCGGTCTAAATCGTCAAATTTAATACTACGAAATGGATTGAATCTCCATAATAAATATAAACTTATATATATCTTAACATATTTGTCAATAGTATATAGATATTCCTTGGATTTCGTAGATACTCCAGTCAAAAAGAATGCGGTTAATATATAAGAAGTAATAATAAAAACATTGAACGCTAAATTTTCATATTTACGTAGATTTATCATATATATTATATAATACAATTTTCAGTTTCATCAATTAAAATATTTTCATTACTGTATATGGTTAAAGTTCTAGCACTCGCATCAGTTGCTTCTACATATTTAGGCATCCAAAAATATGGCACTAAATGCTCCATATTAGGATATAAATTATTGAAGGTATTTCTATAATATAATTTCTCTCTTGTGTTTGGATTATTATGAATATTTTTATTATTTTTATCAGTAAAAAATGGAATATAACAACCATTTTCTATTATACTTTCTATTTTTATGTAATCTTCAATAATACTACCTAACGTTCTTGTACTGTCTATAACACCATCACTAAATGCTTCTTTTTTTCTCCAAATTATATTGTCAGGAAGCAATGGTTTACCTAAACTATTCAAAAAATGTTCTTTACTAAATGCAGTACGTAACAAAAACTTTTCACATTTTTTTGTATTAGCGTGTGACCGAATATAAGAAGGAATGCTCAAATAATATTGTACGAATGAACGGTCTAGAAATGGTGTTCTCGGTTCTAATCCATTACTTGATATACATTTATCTGAGCGCAAAACATCAAACATATGAATATCATCGAGTAATCTTCTGGTCTCTTTGTCAAACTCAATACAATCTGGCACCTTGTGCATATATAAATATCCTCCTGTTAGTTCATCTGAACCATCGCCATTAAATATAACTTTTGCATCACTGTTTTGTGAAATATACTTTGAAACCAGATAATTTCCTATACTGGCTCTTACAGTTGTAGTATCATAACTTTCTATTTTTTCAATTACTTCAGGTATAGCATCAAAAAAATCCTTTTCATTCAATATAACTTCAGTATGTTTTGTTCCTAGATAATCAGCTACTATTCTAGCATATTTTAAATCTTCGGAACCCTTCAACCCGATGCTATACGTTTCTAATGGTTGTGTTGAGTTTTCTTTGTGTATTTCGTTAACTAACGCAGTAACAAGACTACTATCTAAACCACCTGAAAGTAAACACGCTATAGGTCTTTCTGTAACTAAGGTTCGTTTTTTGATAGCATTAGTAAAATAATATTGGATATTTTCTATAATTTTAGAAAGATTGTTATCATAATACATTATACTATTAAATCCATTATTATGATATGGTTTATTATTATCTTTTAAAGTCCATTTTGCAGAAACAATTAATGGTAGAGTAAAACTACTATATGTTCCAGGTTTAAAATGATTCACCGTATATTTACCATTTAGACAAAATTCATTCAATACTTTTAGTTCAGAAGAAAACCCATAAATATCTTCATCTGGACAATTTGGAATGAGTTTATATAATGGACGAACACCATATGGGTCTCTAGCAATATAAATAAAAGGTTCTTCAATCATATTTTTATTATCATACAGAACAAATGAAAAAACACCATCTAACATTTGTAATGTTTGTTCTATACCATATAATTTATATAAGTGAATAATAACTTCACAGTCAGAATTAGTTTCACTAGTAACATTCATTAAATTATATAATTCTTTATAATTATATATTTCACCATTACAAATAAGAGAGATACCATCAATAACTATTGGTTGGTTAGATTCGTCATTCAACCCATTTATGGCTAATCTATGAAAACCTAGAATAATATTGTTTTGTATTTCAAGTTTAGAAAATTCGGGGCCACGATTTTTACCCTTTAAAAATTGTTTATTTATAAAATCTGTGTTAAAATGTATTCCATAATTATAATTATAATGTTGTATGTTGTTTAATAACGAAAAAATGCCACACATAATAATTTTATATATTATCGGGGCAAATCTTTAAATACATTTGCATATATTATAAAATAATATTATTTCAATATATATTATGTCCAACAACAAATATGAAAGTGTTTCAAATATCCAACAATCAACAAATCAAAGAATTTATGATAGAAATATTCCATCACAATTAATTCAACCATATTTAGACGTTAGACCTGTTATGACAAAGTATTCAATTATGCCAATTGTCGACCCAAGAAAAACAAATAATGTTAATATGGTTCAAACACCAACATATAATATTGAAAATGTTTTTAATCCTGGTAATACAAAATCTCCGTGGTCTGGTTATGCTTCACAAGTTAACAAAGAATCCGAATTAAGAAATCAAATATATGCTCTACAACGTTGTAGTCAATCTGTATATGTACCCAATAGTAATAGTGACTTATATAATAATAATTTTAAACCTCAACAAATAAATAATGAATTAAATATTTATAGTACTTTATTCAATGAAGAGAGATTCGATTCATTCAATCCAAATACTGAAAATGTAGGGAATGAATTATTTTATAATTATACGAGAGAACAAAATAGAAGTTCTGGAGATAATCGTCAAAAAAAGAATTGTAATTTATAATAATAATAAAATAATGAAACACGAAATGGAAAAAATTCTAGTGAAAAAAGTTATTGATTCTAAAGATAATGTAGAAGATGAAAAAATGAATGTAGAAGAAAAAGATGAAGAAGAATTATACAATAAATATCTCTCTGATATAACATTGAAATATTTAATGAATAAACAGGATTATGAAAAATATTTAAATGATAAAACATTTTCAACAGATAATAATAATGGTCTAAGCAAAAAAGATATCAAATTTTACAAAAAAAGAATATATGATTTAACAAAACAGTTATTAATTGATAATAATAATATTCCTATAGATATTGTAAAATCATTTAGTAATTATTTAAAATTGACAATAGAATATTTCAAAAGTTTAGATAGAAATGATATTCTTCAGGAATATTACGAAGATATAAAAATAAGTAATGAATTATTTGATAATATAGATTTTAATGATAATACAGGATTGAATGATAATATAGGATTTAATGATAATATAGAATTTAATGATAATATAGAATTGAATGATAATATAGAATTTAATGATAATATAGAATTGAATGATAATATAGAATTGAATGATAAAGTATTAATGCGTTCAATTAAACCATCAAATAATTATTCTTTATTAAATAATTTTGTAAAAATTAAAAGTCTTAAATCACAAAAAAATGAAATATTACCTTTAAGAAAAAAGATAAATCTTAAAGATCCTAAATTGAAGAATAAAGGTATTCGTAAAAAGAAAAATATCAATAATAAATATGATGAAAAATATGACGAAAAAGAGGAAAACAAATAAGAATATACGAATGATGAAGAGAAAAAATACCAGAAAGATAATAAAATTAAAGTGTAGTCCTTCAATAAATAAAAAAGAATATAGTTGTTTAAGTGATGAAGCTATTTATAAGTTCAAAAAAATATGGAATAATCGACATCCAGATGATTTAATAAAAACAAGTGTAATAAAGGATATATGGCTTCAAATTAAAGAAAAAATGGAGAATGTATGTAATAAAGAAAGTTGCTGGTTAAAACAAAATTTTGTCAATGGAAAATTGAATAAAGAACTTGAGAATTCTTTTGCGCCATTAGCACCGGTTGAATGGAAAAAAAACCCAAATGAATGGTTATCTAGTATAGACATAAACAAAGTAATGAAGCAATATGAGAAAACATATAAATGTTTTGAGTTTATTGGTCCTTCTCCAATTGATTACGATACGCGGAAATTATATGGAGAATGTGTATGGGAAGAATTATGTCATTTCAGTTTAGAAGATAAAATAAAAGAAGGTAAATTTAAGATAGGAGTAATATTCAATCTAGATCCGCATTATAAAAGCGGAAGTCATTGGGTTTCATTATTTATAAATATTAGAAAAAAAACCATATTTTATTTTGATAGCACTGGTGAAAAAATTCCAAACCAAATAATGAAACTAGTAAATACTGTAATAGAACAAGGAAATAAATTAAAAACGCCAATTAAGTTTTCATTTGACCAAAATTATCCAGTAGAACATCAATATGGTAATACTGAATGTGGTGTATATAGTCTTTTTTTTATTACACATATGTTAGAAGATAAAATAACAAGTCATTATTTGAAGACACATATATTGAAAGATAAGTACATTGAAAAGTTCAGAAAGGTTTTTTTTAATGATGAATTATAATATATTTATTAGTATAAAAAAAACATAAATAATAATTCGTAATAAATTTATGGCAAACGAATTTTTAAATAAAGAAAATATTGAAATGATTTGGGAACTTATTTTAGATGAGAATTTAATTAATAATTTAAATCAAAACCAAAGTTATTATAAACAAATATTTTTAGATGAATGCAAAAAGTTCTATGATAGAGAGAGATTTAATCATCCAAGTCTTTTAAGTATAAATAAAGTTTTTATTACAGAAATAATTATAATATTGAATAACATAAATGTAAGTAATAATAATCCAATTACTTATCAAGAAATAAAAAACAATAAAATAAGTAGTTTTGATAGAGAATTAGAACAAAAAAAGAATGATTTTACTAATTTAATGACAATAAATATTCCAGAAAAACCGAAATTTAATATAGATATATCAGATGAACCTATTAGTGAAATGGAAGAATTAATTAAAAGAACACTTGAACAACGTAATTTTGATATTGAAAGAATACAAGAAAATTTAAATAAGGATGTAAATGCGGATTTTTTGAAAAGTCAAGAGACATCCATTAAAACCGAAAAAATAACCAAAGGTATTTTAAAAAATGAAGGTATAAAATATATAAAAATAGATAAAACTCCATTGGATAAAAGAGATAATGGTTTTGATGTAATTGATTTAAATAACAAAAAGAAAAATATTTCTTGGTCGGATAATGAAATAAAAGAAAATAATATATTTTCAAAATTGAAACAATTGAATAATGAAAATAATAAAGAGAGAGAATTAATGAGTTTTTTAATAAATAAATTTGATGAATTGAATTTGAAAATAGACAACATTAATACTTTAATAAAAAGCAAAAATAACTAAACATATTTTCTTTGTAAAAAATAGTATCCATTGTTTTTTGCTTGTTCTACAGTATTATAACATTCGTGCATAAATAACCGGTCATTTATATGTTTTGTTCTATTATTAATAAGCATTTTATATCTAGGTTTATTAAATATTGAAGCATACACAACTTCTTCAGGAAAATAAGATAAAAATGGTAATCCCAATTCAACCATTTCATAATATTCTGAAACAAAATCATCAATCAAAAAATAATTAAAATTTAAACCGAATACTATACTACAAATATTTTCATCATTTCTGATATCTTTATTAGTAATATTATTCAATAATTCGATTGTTTCTGGAAATACTGTATGGTCATATGGTTCAAATAATCCAGGAGGGAAAGTTCTAAACAATATATGGTCTTTGTTAAGTACATCAAATAATTTTTGTGGGTTGTTTACTGCATAACACGCGGAATCAATCCATATAATTTTTTCAAACCCTAATTTTTGCGCTTCTAACATCATAAATATTTTAAAACAATATGGAACACAAACAAATTTCATTTCTATTCCAGATGGATTTGGAAAACCGCCGTTGAATAAATAAAAATGACCGTTAAAACCCACATTTTCTAATGATTCTTTAATATTCTGTGAAGCATTAAACCGTGAGTCATTAATAATCGTGCAACAAACAATGCAATTCTTTCCATCACCACCATTGCCAATTTTCCAAAGTCTTTTTGAAGGTAAAATATTGTTTGAAACATCAACCAATATTTGTGTTGTTTTATCACAACGTTTATGTATAAATTCAAATGATGTATTGAATTGTTTATTTTTAGGATATATTTTTTTAATTAATGAACTGATTACTTCCTTTTTATCTTTTACTTTATTTTGTATTGATATCATTTCATCAATTGTATAATCTAGTTTATCTTCAATATTTATTTTAAATGGGTTATTCAATGTTTCAAAATAATTTTCCATATATTTATATATAATTAAAATCTTTTAAATATAAATAAAATTGATTATATTTTTTTTTGTTAAAAATAATATAATCAATATAGTAAATATAAAATGAAGCAAAGTATTCTCGCAATTGTTTTCATAAATTTAATACAAATTACACAGTCATTTACATTGGGTTCATTTTCAAAAATAAGTATAAAAAGTAATAAAAGAATTAATTCTATAGATAATGATATTGAGGTTGATATTGGTTATATGGACCA